CTGTTGGCATCGGCCCCCGGCACGCTGGCGGATTTAATCAGCTGGTTAGCGCGGGACTCAACAGCCACCGGCGTCAGCATAAAGGCCGGGCGGATGTTCAGGCGACGCTCGCCGGATTTTTGCAGCAGCATCGCTTTCCGGCCCGCATCCAGACCTTCAATACTCAGGTCTGCCGCAACAAGGTTGCCATGGTCAGCATGGAACAGCGGTTTACCGTCAGACATTTTCGGGTTGCTGGTCAGTACGGCCCAGACCAGGTCACCCACGGTGGAGCGTGCAGCCAGGCCCATTGCCTGCGGGATACGGGTCAGCATGGAGAGGTCATCATTGATAATGGCCTGTCGGTCGATGCTGAACAGCTCCCCGTAGGTCGCGAGCGCAATCGGCTCCCTGTTGTCTTTCAGGGTGACATACTTATATTCTGCTCCCGGACGCACCTGACGCAGGGACGGAAACGCCTCAAGGCCAACACGGTGCGAGGTTTTGAAGTCAGTCAGCGTCCCCTTGCGGGTCCACTGGTCAAAGGTTTCCGTTGCCTCTTCCCAGCCCAGCAACGCGGCTTTATGCGCCACGTCCATCAGGATATTGCCGAAGTCGCTGCTGCTGTGGGTGAAGGCCAGACCCACCATCGCCAGCGGCGCGGAATGACCAGAAATACCGATTCCGCGATCCACCAGCGAGGCTCGCGCCATTTCACGCAGGGTATAGCCGTTGTAGGCGTTATCCTGTTCCGCCTTCGCATAGCCTGCCCGGCTCATAATCGCGGCGCGAATGGAGTCTCCGACCAGATTACCGTTGCCGGCGTGAAGGTGAATCGCGCCCGGCCCCGCACACGGTGTGGTTCCTGCGGCAAGCGCGGCAAGTAACTTGCCACGCGCCTGCTCAGCAGAACAGGAGATATCCGCCAGGCAATCAGCACGCAGCGCAGAATACGCCGGAAACGCCTCAAAGACGGCAGATACGCCGCTGACACGCTCGGTGTTCCGCACCTGCATCTGCTGCTGGAGCTGCTCCGCCAGAGCAACAATATCGATGGGCTGTGGCTGAGTGACGGGTTGTTGCGTTGCCTGGGGTGCCGGGCTCTGCAGAGCCGGAGGCGGGTTCACCGGCGCTTCTGCACGCGGCCCGAATAAGGAATTAATCTGTTGTGGCATATTGTGGTAGTCCTTCAGTTTGTTTTCGTTCACGCAGGCAGCCGCCTGCAGTGCCGGCTCCAGTACGTCAGCGAAGCCTTTCGCTACCGCTTCAGCACCGTTAAGCCAGGTTTCCGCTTTCAGCATGGTTTCAAGCTCCTCCTGCCCCAGGCCGGTTTTCTTCATGTAAGCGCCCAGCATCAGCGCCTCATTCCTGTCCAGCCAGTCGGCATAATCCCGCATATCGTCTGAATCCCCGGCAATGCCGCCCCACGGCTTATGCACCATAATCCAGGCATTCTCCGGCATATGCACCGTGGCACCGGGCAGGCAGACAATCATCGAAGCCATGCTGGCGGCCACACCATCCACCCATATATCCATCTTCGCCTTCAGGCGCGAAAGCGTATTGAAGATGGCAAAGCCCTGCATCACATCCCCGCCGGGGCTGTGAATATGCAGGTCGACCGCGCCGGCCTCAAACACCCCAGCCTCTTTGCAGTCGGCCACAAACTGCTGCGCGGTAATGCCCCAGCCGCCGATGACGTCGTAGAGGAAAATCTCCACCCGCCCGGCGGCCAGCGCACGAATTTCGTACCAGCGCTGGCCCGTGGCCGCATCGACACCCGCCAGGCTGGCCCGGGGGTTAATCGTCTTCATCAGGCTTGTGCCGATCGTCTTTTTTTGCCGTTGCATCTGGCGTTGCTCCTTTGTCGTGGGCGGCGTCGGAGTCGAACACCAGACCATGATCTTTATTAAATTCGGTTTCACGCAGGCGCTGGCGTTTAACCTCCTGCGGATTTTTCCCGCGGGCGCGAGTCCACTCCGCCTCTGTCCCGGCACCACCGCGGACAATTGCTTTCCAGGCTTCAGCTTCTTTACCCGGGTCGATCCACGGCATCACCGGCCCCAGATAAAGCGCGTTATAAAGCGAGTGTTTATCCACGTCCGGAGGGACCGGGATACCACTCAGCAACGCCATCGCCAGCCAGGCCCGATACACCGGGCGGCTGTGCTGCCCGACAAACCACTGCTGCAGCACGTTGTACCCTTCAAAACTTTCCACCAGCTCCTGACGCTGGGAGCTGTAGGTACCGTTGTAGTCCCGGGCGATGCTCGAATAACTCCCACGCGTACCGGCCGCCACCGCACGCATCTGACCGTTGCGGAACTCATAAAGGTGAACATTGGGCCGACTGGACTCGACCATGCCCAGGTCCTCGCCGGGTTTCAGGTCGTCGTAAATCATGCCCGGGGCGATATCGTAGTGGCGCCGGCCACCGGGCGCGGAAAACTCACCGTCATCCCCCATCGACTGCGCATCACCGCGTTTGATGTAAAAGCCCAGCGCGGCGGCAATACGGGCGGCCACGCGCTCGGACTCTTCATAGTCCTTGATGTCGGCCAGCCGGGTTATCACCCCGTGGATCAGGCTGATACCGCGCAGCTGATGTAGCCGTTTGCGGTGGGCCAGGTGAAGCATGTTGTCGGCCGACACTGTTTTGAAATCGGCGTTAAATCCGGAAAAGCCGGCAGGATGATGCTTGTAAACCTTGTATCCTGTCGGACGCCCCCAGGCATTAACAATGATCCCCTGTCTGACCTGCTGTCCGGCGGTGCTGTTGAGATTGAAGGGAACAAAATCTGCTTCCAGCATCTCGAGCGAGAAAGGTACCGACGTGGAATGCTGCAGGCCGGTAACATTGCCACGCACCAGCTGAGTAAAGACCTCGCCGTCCCTGATTGCGGAGCGCAGCAAAAGCCGCTCGGCTTCTGGCCGGGTAAACATGCCCGTCACTTCCGGCCGTATCGACCATTCGGCCCAGAGCGCGGATAACTGGTTTGCAAAGTCAGAGTGCAGATTCCCATCCATATCGAGCGGCTGCGGCTCAACATGAATGCCGTTCGCGCCGATAACCCTGTCCTCCATCTTGTCAAACAGGCCGATGACCAGATCGTGATTTTCATCCAGCCAGCGGGCCTGCTCACGCAGGGAGGTTCCGGCAGCAAAAACGGCCGTATCCGCTGAACGCGATTCACGTTTGCCCTTGTGGGTACGGGAAGAGATTGCTGCCTCGTAGGCCCGGAGCCTGAGGCGGTTTTGCACCCGCGCAGCGGCCCACCCTGGCGATATCGCGCCAAGTGTTCTTTCAAAAAATCCCATAGGGTGCCTTACAGAAAATTAGCGAGTTTGTATGAGCCGCCGCGGCGGGTTACCGTCCGCCAGCGCCCTTCCCAGTACTCAAGCTCAGTACGCAGAGCGACGGGATCGTGGTTGGTAATAGCGCGACCATTCACCCCCGTGAACGACACGCTTTTGCCGTCCAGGGCGTCCTGGTAGGCCCGGCGAACCATCAGCAACATGCTGTAAATTTCGTCTTTTGTCACAGCCAGCCCCCGCGACCGGTTCCCAGCCAGCCCCCCGAAGATGCCGCGTTTTTGACAGGCTGACCGGGCTCTTTCGGTGCTTTCGGTGAAGACTTCATGGTGGTTATCTCCCGGGGCTTATCCCCTTCAAAAATATTTGGGTTGGTGTCCTGAGGCCGCGCCCAGGCAGGCGGATGTTCCCAGTCCCTGATTTTTTCGTACCCGCGCAGCACGGCGACGGCCTGCGCATAGCAGAACAGGTCGAACGCTTCGTTATTTCCTTTACCGGGTTTGCGCCACCTGCCATCCAGCCCGCGCTCTTCATACGTCAGCTCGTCGTAGAACCACTCGCCTGGCCAGTCCGGAAAATGGATATAGCCCGCGCCCGGCGTCTCACGGGCCAGGTTATTGCTCAGCTGGTCTTTCAGGGTATCGGTCTGCAGGAGGTACACCGGCACTTCACCGCGCACTTCCGCCCGCCTGTCGGCGCGGCCGCTGTTATCGGGAAAGGTTTTGGTGATGGTTTTCTGGCGCTTCGTGCTGTCGCCTTTAATCAGATAAACACGCTTCCCGAGTCCATCACGGCGACACTGGCGCCAGAATTTATACGCATTATCCGTTACGCCCTCTTCGCCACCGCTGTCGACGGCCATCGCCAGCACCGGCATACGGCGCACAGGATCAGACTGAAGCACATAGTTTTTTTCCAGCACATCGGAGACCAGCAGTTGCCAGTCCTCGGGATAGGCGCCGGGGTGAACAGGCTCTGCCTCGCCATGGTCATTACACCGCAGGGACTGGCGGATGTTGTAGCGGTCAATGAGCCAGCGCTCGCCGTTCTCGCCGTAGCCGATGATTTGCACGACGAAGCGCCGTTTTTTGCCCCCCTGGACATCCACGGCCGCCAGCAGGAAACGCACTTTTGGCGGGACCAGACGTTTACCGTAATCCTCTGCGCGCTGCATCAGCACATCCGCCCGGCGCTGCTCGCTGGCCGCCCGCGGCAGATAAGGCAATCCCCAGTCGGTGTTGATAACCGCCTTCAGGGTTTCTTCGCTGCCGGTCGCTTCGTACTCCTGCTCTGCCGTCAGCAGCTTATAAACCAGCTGCGCCCAGGTCTGGTAAGCGGCCGCAGGTCCTTCCA